CGTTGGCCATTACCTTTCCCTGGCCAGCAACTCTTGTAAATATTTGTGAAATATCATCAAAATTCGATCCTGTCATAGCAGCGACGCCGGCGATACCAAGTAATGCATCGGTCATACTTGTATTAAGCACTTTAGCTTCAATAGTAGTGCCATCGGCAAGCTTTTTCATCGATTTTTCAACGCCGACATTTGATGCAGCAAGCTGAGAAGCAGCTTTAGCAGCTACGTCATAGGAATATGATGTGCCAAGAACGGCCTGCATTACTTCTTCATAATATGACTTAGTTTCATTTCCTTTAGATTTGCCGATTTTTTGACCTTCAAACTGGAAAGTGGCTTGCTCAATATTTTTAGCTCTTGCCAAACCTCCTTGCATAACACCCTTCGTTAAAGGATTTACAAGATTGCTAATTAATCTCTTACCAAGATTTACGGCAGCGTTAGAAATATTCACCAAAGCAGTCATTCCGACTACTTCCATTTTTGAAAAACCTTTATTTACTTCGTCTACGCCTTTGCTAATACTTGAAATATCAACATCTTTAGCACTTTTTGAAAGATTCTTAAAAGCCTCTTTAACACCAACTTCTTTAATCTGTTCATTTAATTGTTCTAATTTTGTAAGGGTGGAGTCGACTTTGTCTGCAAAATTATCATTATTAAACTTTAACTCGACAATTTTGGTATCAATTGACTGAGCCATTTAGCCTTCCACCTCCTTTATTACTGCACGTCCAAAAGCTTCAAATATTGGCGCCAATGCTGGATTTATGTAATCTAAACCTGTAACATAACCACCTGTTCCGGTGCCATGTCCATACTGTATTAATAATGCAACATTATATCCACCTTCTATATCAGCATTATGCCATTCTATTGTTGAAGATAATGGACCTTTCTTTATGTCATAAAACCATGCACTAGCGGCAATACCGGTATTTCTAGGTGTTGCTTCTTCTAAAGCTCTAACCCCGTCTCTTCCTGCTTTTTCTAAAGCGGCGTCGAAACGAGTTTCAATGGTCGTCAACTTTTTTAGCCAACGAATTGTCTTTTCCCAATTTCCTATACTATCCATTTACTATCCTTTCGATCCAGAACGGGCTCTTCTAGCTTTATTTAATGATGCATTTTGCTTCATTATTGCCGATTTACTCATTTTCTTATCGCTAGACTGATTCTTAACACTACAAATTTTAATGAGAGTCAATAAGCGATTTATATGCCACTTTTGACATTCAAACGGAATATTATATGCTGTCATCCAATAATAAATTAATTCTGATGTAACTATTTCAGATGTTGGTCTATTTGAATTATCGGAAAACCACGTAGCAGTTTTACTATCTTCTATATAATCGCCAATTTGTTTGAAATTTTCCGTTGACATACACATATAGACTTGCTCAGGAACATTTTGTGTTGTAGTCATGCATCTAACATAATCAACTATTTGTTCTTGAGTCTTCTTATCATTTCCGAAAAACGGAATTTTCCATTTTGACTCCCATTTTGAAATTGAAACCAACGAATGCTCTAAACGAAGCTGTGTTTCTTTTGTAGAAATAAATTCATTAGTTGCTTCATTATAGACCTCGTTTTCAGGAACTATTATTGTAAGCATTCGTGGCCTCCTACTATCTATTCAGTTAGCTCTTTCAGCAGCTTCTGCTGTTCTGCTTCATCGGCTTTAAAATCGGCAGGAAGAAGCGCATTCACAAATTCAGCTGCTGCATCGCTATTAGTTGCAAGTTCCATAAAAAGCTCAGAGTATGCTTCTGTACATTCAAAATTCTGACGAATCTCGTCATTCTTCATAAATCTTCTTCCGTCTGGAGATTTTTCACCATAAGCTCTCATGATGATCTCTTTGAACATTTTAATAAGCTCTGGCTGACTCTGAGTCTTTACTATTCTCTCAAGATGTCCTTTAAGACCCCCGTCCATTGACATCTGCATTTCAAGAAGTTCTGCTTTTGTGAGGTTGAAATAGAAATCTTCTTTTCTTTCAACACCATCGAAATCTGTATACTTTATAGTTTTCTTAAACATGATGTTCCTCCTTTACAAAAAAAGAAAAGACCCCGGGCTTCGAAAGTTTCCGGGGTATGTTCCTAATTAAATTAAGATGCGGTTACTGTTACTGTGCAAGTATCTGAATAGGTATTTACACCATCCGAGATAGATGCTGTAATCGTTGCCGAACCAGCAGCGACACCTGTAACAACACCACCCTGAGTAACTGACGCTTTAGTACTGTCGCTCGAGGCCCAAGTAACCGATGTTCCAGCCGGATTAACAGTAGCTTTAAGCGTAAGTGTGCTGTCCTTAACTATTGTTGCATTAGATCTGTTAAGTGTAATGTCATACTCAGACGTTCCACCAAGAATGCTAATTACTTCATCAGGAAGAGGAAGTCTTGCATCTGTAGCTCCCTGTCCATAAAGAACAGCCTCAAGTGCGGCCAGATTAAGTGCATCAACCTTTGTCGAGTCAATGATCAGACATGATGTATTCTTATAACCAGTAACTGCTACAGGAGTAGTTGTCATTTCCCAGCTAAATGTAATAGCTTCTGGGGAATCGTTTACTGTCTGATAACTTCTCTCTGATGGAGAAGCTGTAGCATTATAAATAAGATGAATCTTATAACCAAATTCGTCTCTGTCTGTATCGTTACCAAGAATTGTTCTATAGCAAAGTCCGAAAGGTTTTCTTGGCTGCTGACCGATGATAACTCCTGTAATAGGAGCTGCCGAACCATCACAAACGGCAAATTCATCAGGATACATATATGCTTCGACAGTTGCACCGAAAGTTTCTGCAGCTCTGAGCTCCAGATACTTCATATCGTCAGCATAAATATCGTTAGCATCTGCTCCAGACGGAGTTTCTGTTACTGCGGTAAGACCATTCCATACTACACCTGTCGAATAAGTATTATCTACAATAGGATAAAGAACGCCCATCTTAACACCAGTTTCATACAGATGTTCGCCAGTTGCGTCCCATTCAAGTTTTGAATTATTCCACTTCATGGTATTCCCTTTCTATTTAAAAATATAAGTCAAAGCAATCGTGATAAAGATTATCCACTACAAACCGCCTATCGAACGTGCAATATGGTAGTTTAAGCAACATATCTATTACTTTATTATCAGGATCGCGACTAATATACTGAACTTCATAACGATTGTTTCTAAGATATGATTTGTCATTCGCTTTTGGAGCCCAAATATAATCCAATGAATAAACAATAGCTGGATACGTCATTCTTATAGAAGCTGGTGGCTGAAAGTAAACGTGATTAGTTCCTAAAATATCACACAATACTTCATGAAGTTCTAGTCTAGTCCCCATGATACTCCTCCCCCATGAAAACCTTCACTCGAGGCCTATCGATCTCGAAATGGGTTATTTTCCATTTAATTCCTTGAAATATAACGTATCGCATATTATGAAGATTGCTGTATAAATACGGATCGGCTACTATACTAATGTCTTGACTAAAAACTATATTGTCGTTTACGCCATCTGCGGAGCCCCACTTGCGACTATGGCGAGTGAGGTCTCCGTAGTACTGACGCTCAACTATACTTTCAGTCCAAATACCAGGCGAGGTTTCCTCGTATGTAACATAGCCGATCTTTCCAGAAAACCTAGCCATTATTCACCTCGATTAGTTAGATGTGAGAAGAACGGTCATAGCCGAGAATGGTTTGATCAGAGCGCCAGAGCATCTTGTCTCGATGAGGTACTTATACTGGTTGTAATCAATATCGAAATCGTCAAACATCTCAACACTGCCGCCCTTATCTGCGCCAACGTTGTAGTCATTAAGATTAACGATTACAGCTGCAAGATCCTTGCTATCGATCTGAACGCCTTCCATAACTTCTACTTCAACAATGTTAGAAACTCTAAGAGCAGTTGCAAGTTCCTGAGTCGACTTATACAGCTTATGACCAATTCCATCCTCAAGAAGAAGCATTTCTGTCAGCATATCCGCAGTTGTGAACATTGTCGGATTACCAGAGCCCTTATAGAACTTTCTATTTCTAATTACTTCATTAATGAAAGCCTTAGCTGTTACACCAGGATCCTGATCCTTTGTAACATTAACTTTAATGTTGAACAGATCTACATCCTTAGCAATAGGTCTAATATGATTCTCCTGAATCTTATCGTCTGAATCGTTTGCTCTGCCATCACCAATCAGATAAGCTCTTGCGAGTTCCTCATCAAGCATGAGTCTCATCTCAGCCTTGATCCATGCGACTACATCAAAATCTGTAATGTCTGTGATGTCATCTTTATCGAGTTTCTGCTTTTTGTAAACAGTCTGAGGATCGGTCGTTCTCTTAAGCAGAGTGAAGACTTCTTCCTTCTTCTGTTTTCCCTTAATATAACCTCTTGCACGAGCGTCATCTTCTGTGATGTTAGCATAGCTGGATTTGATTCTGCTAAATGGTGTGTGGTGAACGCCATTCATTACTACCGATACCCAACTGTTATCTCTTCTAATCCATTCAGGCGGATTGTTCAGATTTCTATACTCAGGGAAGAGCATATCCATATCTCTTACACCATAATTCTGCTCTGCTGTGCTAGAATCAGGGCCTACCATTCCATCTGTCGGAATTGGGCTTGGCATAGCATGTGTAAGGACGCCTTCAGTTGCATGATACTCAACAGCATCCTTCAGAGATCCAAGCTTCTTAGCATCTTTAAAGATTGTCTCCATATCAGCATGGCTAAGACCTGGTCCATAAGCCTGCTGGTTATCAAATACGTTGTGCTTCATATCTTCTCCTTCATCTTCATCATCGTCAGTCTTCTTTGAATCCTGAAGTGCCTGTCCGATCATGTAATAAACTACTTTCTTCTGTTTCTCATTGAGAGTTTCAAATACATCCTTAACGGTTTCCTTACTCTCTTCCTTCTTTTCTTCTTTTGCCTCGTCGGCTATCTCTTCCTCCTTATCGGCATGCTCTATTTCTTCCTCTTCTGAATGATAAAGCGCTATTGCATCCTCATCTTCCAGATAGATAATAGCCTCGTCTTCCAACTGTTCGCCAGAATGTGCGAGAATTGGGAAGTCAATAAGAGCTCCAGGATTAGCACCTGCTAATACAAGGCTAACCTCTCTAATCATGCCATGAAGAACGTTGCCATGATCCTGTTTAAGCTGATTAGCATAAATCGACATATGAGTGATGTCGCCATGCTCAACAAGTGATCTAGCCTGTTTGCCAGATTCAGTGTCGTTGAATGTTCCGTAAGCATAAACACCATCTTCTCTATTTTCGAGAAGTGCATGACCGAGGACATTTGTAGGCTCATTGTGCTGATGCTGCCATACCAAAGGTACAACATTACCATCACAATCCTTAAATGCGTCCTTACGGATCGTTCTTCCATCGGAGCATTTTAGATCATTCTTAGTGGCATAGCCACTAAAATCATACTTTACTCCCATTTTGAATTTATTCCTTTCGTTTTAGTCTTAACTAGTCCTCAGGAGACTCATCGCTCTTTGGTTCCTTAGATCTGTCAGTTACAATAGGACTTTCCTGCCCTTCGGTCTCATTGAGATTCTTGTTTCTAAGTTCATCAGCCTTTGGATCGTCAACCGGCTTAAAGCCAATAAGGCCTCTAAGCTCATTTGAGGAAAGAATGGCGTTTCGAGTAAACTTATCTGCAATCTCAGCAAGATCATTGACTGGAACAAGCTTAAATGGCTCTCTGTAGAACGTTATAGATTGGCGTTGAGTTCTCGCTGTAGGTGTTAAGAACTTACGTTTGAACTCATCGGTAATCGCACTAACAATCGGCTCAATAACTCTATTGTTATAGTTCAGCATCGTCTTCTCATCCGCAGTACCGTTAAGAACATCAGCTGTGATACCCAACTGGCTGTATAGCATGCTCGTGAGATACTCAACCTGAGTCATAAGATTGTTTTCGAGAGAACGATTAAGCTGTATAACTTTCTCTGTGCCATCTGTATAAGCGATACCATATTTCGAACCTGTTAACTGCATTTCGATTTCTTTTCTACGAGTCTCAGCCTGCTGCCTACGTTGTTCAGTTTTAATAACATAAGGCAACTGAATAATGAGATCTAGTTTCCCAGAACTACTTTGCTCGTCAACAGCATCTAACAATTGAAGTTTCCTGTTAAGGCGTTTAAGAATCGAATTAGGCTCATTCATAACTGAATAAAATGGGTTCTCAATTATGGCGACCTTATCTTTTTCTAAAACAATTTCCTCATAACGACCATTACGATCATTATAAAGACGGACTTTGACATAATCTGGAAACCATGTAACAATTTTTCCTACTCTAAGTGTGAGTATTTCAAAAGAGTCATGAGTTGTAAGATTAACATCCGTATCAACAGGAACCACTGCTATGCATCCTTCATCAAGAAGAGACATAGCCACATCTTG